TCATCCTAGCTCCCCATCTTTCGTATAGTCCCTTATGGTCTCTCATAATAAACTCTAAAGGGTCTCCATCTCCACTCCATACATCGTGATTACCAGCAACTAGATATAACCAATTGACTTTGTTTACAAAGTATTCAGTTAATTTCCACGATTCTTTTGCAGATGTAGACTGTTGACCATATAAAGTAGCTAATCTTCCAATCCAATTATTTTGAATGTCTCCAAGATTTCCACTATACATACCTTCGGTAGCATTAAGAGCATCCATGTAACGAATAATTTGAGATAAATCAGTCCCATCGTCATCAACATGTGGGTCTCCGAAATGAGCAATGCCTATCGGCCCATCAGTATGTATATCAATGGTAACTAATTTTTTAGTTTCTTTTGATTTTAGCTTTTGACTGTATTGCTTTGTTCTAAAACTTATAATGTCTTCTATCGGCATCATGTCAGGGTCACGGTCAGCAACTGTAAAAGGAGAAGACTCGACAATAGTAGGTTTTATTGTTTTCTTACCACACCCATTACAATGCCACATTTGTTTTTTATCTTTAGCGTAATAATTAAATCCATCTTTTCTCATAGCCCTCGCTCCGCAATGAGGACACCCTATTACATTTCCACTATCATCTTTTCTAAAATCGTCTACAACTTTATCATTAGGATTCATCTTTTACCTCTATTTGTTTTTGTTCCCTAGAAGCTCCTTCTAACTGATCTTGTGAAAAGCCAGAGAAAAACCCTAAAGCAGTATTTTCTTTTTTGATATTTGTACTTGTACCTATTATTTTACCTAGTTCCTTAGCAGATTGCAATACAACATTATCATCAGGGCTACTGTCTGCTAACATTTTTAATCTTCCCAAAACATATTCATGGTTTATCCCCATGCTTTTTGCCACATCATTTACGCCTTTTTCTATTTCGCTCATAATCCTATCCTGTTTTAATAATAATACTGCTTTGCTTTTAGCTTTTTGAAAATCCTTAGTTCCATATACATTCTTAACAGCGTCTATTGCAGGTTTTCCCGTTATTACTTGAGTAGTAAACATTTGTTCTTTTTTTGTAATTTTTTTTCTAAAATTAAAATTTTCGTTTGAATTAGTTATTTTTTTTGAAAAAGTATATCTATTTGGATGTTGGTTAAAATCTGTATCCATATATGTTTTTTCATTTAAAAGGAATGTTCCTACAATTGTTCTAATATAAAAATTATTAGATTTATAATTTTCACTGTCTTTTGGATGATTAATTTTCCCCTTTTTTAAAACTTGTACTATTCCACCATCATCAGATAAAACCCAATCTTTTTCTTCGGGAGAATCTTTCCAATATTTATAATTTAAATTAGTTTTTTCCTTAAACTCTTCTTTTGATTCATATACGAAATGCTCTATTTTTTTAATTTCTCTAGACTCGATAACAAATCTCCTTTTTCTTCCGATTTTTCGTCTAAAACTTTAGCTAAATTTTTTATTAATTGGTTTACTTCTTTTGGAATGACGTACACAATGCCATCTATTTGGACAGGCAAATAATCAGATGCTAGACCTGAAAGGATAAATTCTTGTCCCTCTATTGGAAGGTGAGCTAGTTCTTCTATTAATTTACCCATGTTATAAGTTAATCATTACTGTACCAATGTACTACAGTAATATTATATAATTTCTTTATATGTTATCTTACTCCCCTCCCTCACCTCCTTGAAATTACATAGAGTGTCAAATTAAAACTAAAACTTTTTTCTGAAAAAATTGGATGAAAATGCGGGCATGCCTATACTTATACCCCATACCCTTAAAATCAGTTTTCTTAATTATCAAAAGGAGTTACATTATGTTTAAATTTGGAATTATGAGAGATGTCAAGGAAGATGTTGTTAATCTTGCGACAGGTGTTGTCACATCAGTTGCAGTATCTACGCAGTTTATTGTTTGCGTTGACCTTGAGACAGGTGAAGCTTATTGGGAAGGCGTCAAGAAGACACCATTCATCATGAGTGACACACTCCTTGCTTGGTGTAAAGACCAGTAAGGAAAGGGCTAACGCCCTTTGTTGGCAGTGATATAGGCATCAGATATTAAGATGAAGCCCACATTGAAACGATTAGGGGCATGTCTATAGCTGCGAGGATCAGGAGAGGCTGCTTGCTTGGCACATTGCGAATAGTGAGTAGCCATCTCCACATATACATACATACACATTTCAGAATAACATGGGATATAACATCAAGGAGTTAAATAAATGAAACAAACTACATCATTCATAAGCTTTTTATACAAAGGAATAGTCGCAATTGTCTATATGGTGCTATGTTCATTTGCATTTGTAACAATAGTATTCGGAGTATCTTCAATAATATTTTTATTATTAGTATCTTAACTTTTATAAGCATTGTTACAATACCCGCAGCTACAATTGTCATGGTATAAGGACTCCGCATCCTAACGTAGCAATGCTTTACTGTGACGTAGATGGCTTAATAAAGTAGATGTGCCAGATAGATGAAAAATGTAAACTACAAGAGAACACCAAGATGTCTATGATGGGCTAATATTAACGTAGCATAGTTCTTACTACGTCACAACTTAATGGTTAATCAGTAAACAATAATTAATTAAATAATGAAGGAGTTAATCAATGTTAAAAAGTAAATCAGTTTTTTATCAAAATTGGAAACAAAAGAATCCATATATGAGTCAGGAATTAAAGAAAATAAAAAGCATGATAGATGTTTATATCCAAAACAAAGCTAAAAAAAACTAAAAGGAAAGAATAAAATGGGATTTGATTTATTTGGAGTAAAACCAAAAGAGAATACTAAAAAGCCATCATTATTAAAAAAAGATTTCTTTGATATACATAATGATTTAAGAGAAGAGTATAGAAATCTTCAAACTGAGTATGAAAATAATAATAAAGGTATTTATTTTAGAAATAATGTTTGGTGGTGGAGACCTTTATGGATATATGTATATGATAATTGTAGAGATATATTAACTGAAAAGGATTATGAAAGTGGTCATTACAATGATGGTCATAAAATATCTAATACAAAAGCAAAACGNATAGCAACAAGATTGACAAAATTAGATAAAGAAGAGGTGAAAGATGTAAACTATTATGCAATAGATGGTGAATCTAAATACTTTTATAAAAGAGAAAATGTATTAAACTTTATAAAATTCTGTGAAGAATCTGGAGGTTTTACAATTTGCTAATGATAAGACCTATAGAAAGAAAATCAATGAAGATAAGACCTTCAGGCAGAAGTAGTGATTTTATATCACCATCATTTGGATTTGGTTGCTTACTAGAATGTTCTTATTGTTATATGAAAAGACATAAACCTAATGGACTTGATTATGCTACAAATATAGATGAGATACTTGATACAATACTTACTCATTCTCGTAATGTAAAAATAGAAAAACCTAATCAAACACATTCAAAGTATATTACATATGATATAGCTTGTAATGAAGACTTTGCATTGCATAATAAATACTATGATTGGGAGAAGATATTTACATTTTTTGTAACTAATCCTCATCTAATGGGTACGTTTGCAACTAAAATAATACCAACACCATTCTTATCTTATAATCCTGACGAAAAGATAAGGATACGTTTTAGCCTAATGCCACAGTCATTATCATCTAAGCTAGAACCAAAAACAACCTCAATTAAAGATAGGATTAAAGCAGTAAATACATTTCGTAAAGCAGGTTATGATGTTCATCTTAATTTCTCTCCTGTTTTATTCTATGATGGTTGGCGTAAAGACTATGAAGAACTATTTAACATAATAGATAAGTACGTTGATGATAAAGATAATGTATTAGCAGAAGTAATATTCTTAACACACAATAAAAAGAAACATAATAAAAATATAGAATATGGTGTACCACATGAAGATTTACTATGGCAACCTAAATATCAAGAAGCTAAAGAATCTCAATATGGCAGTAAAAACATTAGATATAAATGGGAAATGAAAAGTAAAATGATAAATGTATTTAAAAAAATGCATAAAAACATTATACCTTGGAATACAATAAGATATATCTTTTAATTAAAAACAATAAACAAAAAAGGAATAATAATGAATCGTGATATTAAAGTAGGTAACTCAATGATGATAGCTCAAGAGCAGGGCTTAATATTAATTAATAAGGAAATAACAGAATTAAAAAATCATATTGAATGGCTCAAGNATGGTCTTNAAACAATACAGGATAAAATAGCGAATACAGGAATTATATTTATCACAGAAAAGGAAATTAGAGATATATTAAATACAACAGTTACTTTTCTTGGCAAAAAGTCTCTAACTGAAGACAAATATAATATTGAGTTAAAAAGAAAAATAGCAAACTTAAAACTAACTTTATTAAAAGTAAGAACACAATTAAGTAATGTAAGAATTGTTCACTACACAATAGAAGAAAGTCAAAATCAAATCAATGACAGTCTTATAATTATAAAAAAGGGCTTAAGTGATGAATAAAAAGAAAAAAGTGAAAAAATACGATAATTCTAAAAATATAGGATTAATTAATGGGTATAAACCAAACAGATTATCTTTTTACATAATATTATTAAGGACAGGTAGATATACTGAACTTGAGAAAGCATTGTATGGGGATATGGAAAAGTATAAAGAGGAAAAATGATGAGTAAACAAAAACTGTTTTTAAAACATAAAGATGATATAATTATAGAATTATCAAGAAGACAGGATAAAAGTTTTAATGATAATTCTGTAGAAGCTCAAGCTATTAATCAAGGATGGGTACAAGCATTAAAATGGACATTAGATTTTGATGCATTTTACAATGCAGAAGTACTTGCAAAACAAAATGATGAAGAGTTTGCTAAAAAAATAGATGAATTAACTAATAAAGGAGATATTAACAATGACAACAACACAAACAAGTAGATTAGCATACAAGCAAATTAATGAAGAAGGTACTTCAAAAAATCAAAAAGATAGGATATTAGAAATGATTGATAGAGACAACACAGGTAAAGGAATGTCTCTTAGAGAAATATCTGCTTTCACTGGTATAGAAATAAACGCAGTTAGTGGAAGAGTAAATGATTTAAAAAAAGAATGTAAACTAAAAACAGTTGAGAAAAGAAAATGTAGTCTTTCAAAAAGATTAATATCTCCTGTTGTTCTAACAACACAAGAAGACAAAATGCTATTCATGATTGATTTTAACAATTAAAGGAATTAAGATGAAAAACATAAAAAAAGAAAAATCAATAAAAACATATTATTTAAAAAAATTGTCTATAAAAGAAATAGTAGATAAATACCCTGATAAAGTTGTTGAAGCTTACAGCGAAGGTAAAAATGCTATTTTAGTTTTAAATAATATGAGAATAAAATTTATGAATAAAAGCATATAATGTTATTTGGGGTGTAAAAATAATAATTATCCTCTTTATTTTCCATAAAGATAATCCATCTTTATAAAAGAGGTGACTATGGAGTTTGGTTTGGCAACCTGCAGTTATGCAATCACCCCTTTAATTAAACCTAAATGTGGGAATGTAACTACAGTCCATGGTTGAAATAGATTCCTAGTTTAGCAAGGAGCTGACCGAAATACCTTGCGCATTCCTATATTATTATATGAATACTATAAATATAGATAACCTCTAAGTTTAATTATTGTTAAATTTAAAGCAACCAAAAGGAGAATAAATGTTTGAATTAGAGTCAATTTATGCTAATTATTTAAATAAAAAACAAGAAGATCATAAAGAAAAATACAAAGGATATGAAGGTTGGCATTCAGCTTCTCAAGCAGGTTCATGTTTTAAGAAATTAAAATTAAGAGAAGAGCAAACGCCTGAGCCATCAATGGAAGATAGAGTGATGAGGCTATTAAGGCTTGGAACTATTGTCCATAGCGATATAGAAAAATCTATTATTAATTATATGAAACAAGACGACTACAATAGCACAGAAAATAACAATATTATATACACTGAAAAAAAAGTAGAAATACAAGAATTTAAAGTTTTAGGTCATTTAGACATAGCCATTTTTAACAATGAATATAAAATAGCAAAAATAATAGATGTTAAAACTTGCGGTAGTTATCCTTGGAAAATGAAATTTGGAAGAAAGCCAGACCCTAATGCAAATACTAATTATAATTTGCAGCTTGCAACTTATTCTTATGCTTTTTCAGAAGAAATGAACGTACATCAAGACGATATGGAGATGTCTTTATTTTGGTACAACAAAGATACAAGCGCAGTTAGAGAGATTGTAGTTAGAAATGATTGGATAGAAAAAGCATTAGAGTATTGGGAAGACTTAAGAGAATATACCGACAATAAAGAGTCAAAAGATTTAGAAGTTGGTTCTTATGGAGTTCCAATGGCTAATTGGGAATGTAGATACTGTGGGTTTAAAAACATACATTGTAAAGGAGTATAAAATGATAATACTAGATGTAGCAAATTGGATAGTAGAATTTTTCTTATTTGGCATAGCTTTGTTTATATGGAGTTTAGCATTGTGCATTCTTACAATGTTTATTTCAATTTTAAACAAATTTTTAAAAAACTTATTAACTAAAAAGGATATTAATAATGGAAAAAATGCAATCAGTAGAGGTAGTTGAGCTTATAAAAGAAAGTTTAAATGAAATAACTAATCAACATAAAAATATTGGAAAAATCAAAACTCCAAAAGGATTAATTAAAAAAAGACAAGGTTTTGATTATGTTGACCTTGGCTATATGAAAAGCATTGCTAATGAACAATTTCCAGGATGGTCATGGAAAATAATTAATTCTGAAGCTTTAGGAGGAGCTGCTTATGTAGTCCATGGTAGGTTAAAATGGTTTGACAATGGAGTTTGGAGACATGGAGATATGGTTGCAGCTCATAGAATACAAACTAAAAAAGGTGGCACTTCTAGTGATTTTGTTGACATAGGAAATGATATAAAGTCTGCAAACACAGACACAATGAAAAAAGCTTTTAATGTTTATATGGACATAGCTGCAGACGTTTATAGGAGCGAAGACCCTTCATTAGACGATAGTCAAATAGATAGATTATTACTTTTAGCTAAAAAAGCTAATATAGATGGAATGCAAGAAAAAATAAAAAACAAAGACATTAATTCTTCAAACTATAGAGCGAGTGTCGCAAAACTAGAGAGGTTAACAAAATGAAATATTTACATGAAATAACTACTGAATTTTTAAATGAAGGAGTTGAATACTCAGTTGGTACAAGTGATGGAAAAGTATTTAATAATTTAGTTTATAAAGGAAGTAAAAACTTTGGAGGTAAGAATATGATGTGTTTTGAAAACCTTAATAAAAGTCAAATTACAATAAATCCAAGTTATAATTCATTCACAATAGAGGAACAAGGCCAATTTCCAATGCCTGAAGACCTCAATAATCAAAAAACAAAGGAGACTCTAGATAATGGGTAAACTAACAATACAAGAAGCAGAAGACCTTCAAAAGTCAGGTGTTTTATCAAAAAAGGCAGTTGAAGGGTTACAAGAAAAAGGACTTGTTTCAACAAGAACTAGAAGTAATAAAAAATACATAAAAACAGCAAATGGTAATTTTGTTTCTCCTCAATTATATTTTCAAGGAATTGGGAAAGACAAATATAGCAACGAAATGAATGAACTTAAACAAAAGTTTAATTCTTTAATCTCAGAATATGCAATAACAAAAAACACTAAATAAAGGAAACCTTATGATTGATTTACCAAATACAACTTACAATGAAGAAAAAGATGGAATGATTCCAATTGTAGCAGGAGTTTACCCTGCTCATATTTCAGGTCTTGAAAGTAGAAACATAGCGACTAAAATAGGAGAACAAAAAGTGTTTAATATAACTTTTTTAATTCCTAAAGAAGTTGAGAACACTCAAGTCTCCAAAATGGTTAAAAATGGTCAAGGAGAATTGACTCAAGCTATTGATGATGGAGGACAGCCAATAACAATACCAGCTTCTTTCATGGCAGGAAAAAGATTCAATTCTATTGGAATATGGCTTACTCCTAATCCTGATGAAGGTCAAGGTTGGAAAAATAGAAGATATAAAGAGTTTTTTGAAAGCCTTGGTGTTAATTTTCCTACTAATAAAAAAGGAGACACTCTGTTAGCAGAAGTAGAAAATGAAGACGTTATAGGACATCCTTGTTTTATAAAGCTAGGGCAAGAGCATTATACTAAGGATGGAGAAGAAAGGTCTGTTTGGAAAGCCTTTGAGGTATTTCCTTGGGTAGAAGGAGAGAAACTTTCTGAAGACGAAGTTGGTGGTGATGATTTGCCATTTTAATTAATCAAAGTCATTTCAACCTATAAATTTTGTGTGGTTAGTGGAATATGAAAATAATATAAAAACTAACCACATAAATTTTAAATAATAATAAAGGATTAACATGAATATATTAAGAAAAAAAGAAATAATAATTAATAAGTTAGTTAAAAAAGCATTAAAAGATAAATTTATAAGTAAACCCCCTAAAGGATATAAGTATTTAAAAGATTTAAAAATAGGGTCTTTATTTGAAATACCTTTTTCAAAAATTAAAGGGATTCTTATAGAATGCGAAACTAATGCAAAAGTAATAATAACAGAGAATGGTGATAAAAGCTTATCTGATTCAAGGAGCTTAGGCAAAAAAACAATTGCTTCAAAAACTGAGGTAAAAGAAATATGACAAATTTATCTAAAGATAGTCTTAAAAGACCTGCTATGGTTTTTGATTCTAAAGAAGAAGTTGTAACAATTGTCACATGTTTAAAAGAAATGTTAAAGAATAAAAATTTAATTGAAATTGAAATGTATAATAAAATTGAAATTTTAATTCAAGAACATATAAAGCTTTATAGCATGTTTAATGAAAAATGATAAAAACGCATAAGCAGTTGCTTATATAAAGGAGTGTAAAAATGCCAAAAAGAAAAAATATATCTAATAATTTTAGAGGGAAAGAAGATATTTTTTGGATAAAAGTCAAACGAGGAATAAAGAGATTTTTAGAACCTGCATTTAAGGAAAAATAAAATGTTAAATAAAGTAACTAAAAAAGAAGTACTAGATGCCATTGATTTCTTTTGGGTAGAGGGATTCATAGAGCAGTTAAATTATGATGAGAGATATTATGTCACAATACTATTAAAAAAAGTAGCGAATAATTATAAAATAATACTAGAGAGTGAAGAAGGGGAAGAAAAATGATAACTGAGCAAGATATTATATTTGATGAAATAAGTAAAGACGTATATTTATATTTAGAAGAGCTTCGTGAAAGCGGATTAACCAATATGTTTGGAGCAGTTCCATACATTGAAGACAGTTTTCAAGTAAATAAAAGTTTAGCAAAGAAACTTCTAAATACTTGGATGGAAAACTATGATACACAACGTGATAAAAAGGAGAAACAATGAGATATTATTGGGAAGCATTATTTAGCGCAGAGTATTTTCCATATTGGGAATTTACCATGGTAATGATATTGTTTTTAAATCTAAGCATTCTTTGGAGACTACATAGAATAGAAAGCAAAATAGACATTCAAAATGAACTATGTCATCATATAATAGACGAGGTAGAATAAAATGAAAAAAGCATTAATAACTGATGAAATTTAAAAATTTGCCAAAAGGTTCTTGGTCAACTAAGGCTAAAGATGCTAAGAATGCCGATACTAGAATAAAGTATTGTAAAAATTGTAATAGATGTTGGGAAATAACATTAGAAGACAATTATAGTAAAATAGACAGAAGACCAATTTATTATGTTGATTTTCCTGTTTATGGTAAAATAAAAGAAACCTGCGATTTATGCAA